TCAGTAAGAACTAATTTTTCCGTCAGCAAAATTTCTCATGCAGTCAAACCGGTAGTCTCCGTTTTCAGGCACATCGATCTTGATTTTGCTTGTAACTGAGTCCCGGAGATTCTTGGAAAGATATTCAATTGTTGCGTTCCCCAGTTCGTGCGGGAATATTTCTTTTATGAATTTTGCCCTGTCGATTAGCGGAATATCAAGTCTCTCTCCGATATTCCATGCAAAATGCCTTAGTGCCGGAGACTTGATGGGATTATCTTCTCTGGAACGGATTGGTTTGTATCGCTCCTGTTGTCCGTAAGCCAAAGCTTCGATGTTCTCATGGAGCGTTTCAAGTTCCTCTTTGGTGAAAAACTCGGCCATTATGTATGTGGTATAATCATGTATGGTGCTGATTATTGCAGTTCGCCTTTCCTTTTTGGCATGTTCCAATTCCTCTATGCGTGCTTCATATTTTTCGAGATATGAAGATTTTTGCGTTACAACGCTGACCGTACCGGTTGTATTTTCAGTTCGAGGAAATTCTTCTTGGATATCAGGATTTGTCTCGGAAGGTATAGTCCCTATTGGTGATAACTCCTTGTAGTCAAAAGAAAGGTAGTTTTTCGAGAATAGTGAACAGAACAGGCGTTGCAGTGCAGCGCATGACATGATTGCAGCTACGGTCCCTAATATGACCGGAGTGGAGTAGTCAATCAGGTCAATCCGATAATTGTCGTACAATATTGTTGCCACTGTTGTATAGGCGACACATGTAATCGCAAGGACCCGGCTTGTCCCTTTGATGGAAATTCGGTTGTTATCTGCCATAAACTGTTATTGTTTGAAATTATGATAGGACAAAAATAGATGTCCGGTTTCAGACAGTTGTAAATAATGACGGAAAATCAGCTGGGAATTAAGAAAAAATATGGTTATAGTATGATTTTCAGCGAAAAATCATACTATAACCGATAATATAGGTACGAATCAGTCAGGTCAGCCCTTTCTTGTCAATGTGATTCTGGTGGTCGCCTCACGCTTGTTGCTGTCCACAACTTTCATGTAGCGTTGGGTGGTGGTGATGCTTTTGTGAGCCATGTTGCTTTGGATGGTACGGATGTCAGTACCGGCTGCGGCCTGAAGGGTCGCGTATGTCCTGCGGTATGAATGGAATGTGATGTTTTTGATGATCCCGGCAGAACGGATCCATTCCTTCATCGGCTGCTGTGTCCAGCTCCGTTTCAGACCTTTGAATACCAGACCGGTCTTTTCAGGACTGTAGCCTATCAGTTCCAATGCTTCATCGCTTATCGGGATGATGTCCTCGGTCTTGGTCTTCTGGGTGATGGTATGGACACATTTCCCTCCGGCAGCGAAGTCGACGATTTCTTCCCAGCAAAGGGAAAGAACATCGCTAAGTCGCAGACTGGTCAGACACGAAAAGAGGGAAGCAGTCTTTAGAACAGGTATCTTGCACGGGGTTTCGGCAAGGCAATACAGCTCTTCCACACTCAGATACTCCTTGGCAACATCTTCCGGTTCGATTTTTTCCAGAAAGTCATTGACATTGGTCTTTATCATCCTGTTGCGATACAGAATCTTCAGGAATCCACGGAAAGTGGACCAGTAGCCGGAAGCGGAGTTCTTTGAAATTGGTCTGTCACGTCGGAGTTGCCTGACGTTAAGCAGGTATTCCCGGAACTTGTTGCACAGGTCCACATCTATTTCCTCAAAAGTACATTTGCCGTGGACGAAGTTGTAGAAGTGCTGATAGACGAATCCCCATTTCTGGTCGTGCTTGGGAAGTTGCTTACGGTAGTATTCCAGGAAATCGGCCTTGTATTTCCTCTTGTCGAAGAAATCATACCGTTCATTTACGATGGCTTCAAACCGTCTGCATCGGATAGCTTCCGCTTTCTCTGACATGGCGGCGTTGAAGTCGCGTTCACGCTGATTCTTGGGATTGGCATAGATGTAAATGTTCAATCCTTCATGGCGGATGGTCTTCATTGTTTCCTGATTCCGGTAGCCCGGATAATAATCAAGGTAGAAAGATAACATCCCTTTCTTCTCCCGTTTTATTTCGTGGAATTGTAGAATGCCGTAAACTGAATCCCGTGTGAGGCTATACTTCTTCATGGCTTCCTGCACGGTATAGTATTCTGAAGAATCATCTTCGGTTGTCTTCTTGGACAGATCGAAGTGAAGTTTTGAGTAGAATATCTGGCCGTGCTCTTTCTTTGAAGGGATGTTGTTGCGATAGACATGTGAACGGATGGCTACACGTGTCATCCCATAGTTTTTCTCGATTTCTTCCGGAGTGTACCATTCGGTCAAGGCATTATCCGTCTTATATTTGGCAAATGCCGCATCTATGTGCTTTTTACTGTAATAATTGAACTGGCGAATTCTGACTTTGGGAACATTGTGTTGCCGGGTATAGGTCCACACCCATTTAGCATTGACTTTGTACTTTTTTGCAATCTGTTCAGCGGTATAATACTCGGTAACGTCAAATTCATCTTTTGGTCTGAGAACTTCATAAGGTTTTGTTTTCAGCATCAGTTCGATGTCGGTTCTTCTGATGAGCGACATTCTTGAACTTAACCTTGATGCACGAAGTTTGTCCTCCTTTACCAGTTTATAGACATATTGGCGAGAAACACCCATTAGTCTGGCTGCTTGAGAAAAGGTAAAGTATTCCTGGCTCTCCAGTTTACTCTTTACCTCCAGCATTTCCTGAAATTCGCGCATTTCCATTCTACGTTCCTTCATACGGTGTTTGTAACCTCTTTTGGAACATTGCGGACTACAATAATTGGTAGTGGTCTTTTTTGCCATGAAAGGCTTGCCGCACCACTGGCAGATTCTTTTTACTTCCATTTTTGTTATTCTCCATATTTTAGTGAAACATGAGCTTTTTACAGCTCGGATAATTTCCCTTTTTGTCTACTCACGTAAACCATTGTCAACACACGTCAACAAATGCGTCAGTGTGACATCGGGCAAAAGCCCTTAATTGTTCCGCGGTAGAAATACGGTAGAAAAATATGGTGAACAACAGTATCCAACTGTTTATAGCTGGATTTTCGGCAAATAAAAAAGCCGCTGAAAATCAGCGACTTCATTATGATTGGTTCTAATTCGTTGCAGTTGATTACAATATCTTACTTGCCGATGCAAAATGTTCTTAATTTGATGTAATATGTTGATTTATAGTGTGTTTTCTGTTTGGTGTGTGAGTGAGAGCAACAAAGCAGCAACAAATTTGTAAAAGCACACCTCTTTTGTGTTGTTCTCAGGTCTCAAAGATACGGATTTTGTTGCTCTCCGCAAAATCATTAATCAAGGTTGGTTCATTCCCCGATGAAGTGTGTTATAAAGTCTCTCATTATCTCTGCAAGGAAAAAGATGACTTCACGAAAACAGGGTGTCCGTAACCCGTGAACACCCTGCCTTGCTATCTGAAAGTTATTTTCATCGAATTTTCTGTATGTGCCGCCCAAATCTTTTATCGGTGTAAATTATCATTGCCGGAATCATCGGGGCACATAGAACGCCATTCGGCTTTGCCTTTTATTGTCTTGAATAGTCTATCCAATTATCGTCTGTAAGCCCGTAATCTTTGAACTTGATTATGTCATGGCTTTCAATTTTATAGCTAAGTGTTTCTTTTTTCTCGTTCAACTCTTTGTTATCACTGTTGTAACCGTACAGAACTATGGCTGTTCTTAACGGTTCAACACAAAAGAAATAATCGTCAATGACTTCCCCGCCGACAGCTTTGTTCTGAACTCTGTGAACCGTTCCATGTACTTCAACTGTGCCGTCCTTGAATGTTGTCTTTTCAACGGGAGCAGCAAAGGGGGAGAATGTCAGCTTGTCTGTGCGAAACCATTGTTCCAAGAAATATTCTTCTCCCGAGAATGTCCCTTGAATTGATGTCAGTACATTTTCAACGTCAGGTGAAAACTTCTTTACTTCGGGTTCGTCATCATTTGAACAGCCGATAAATAAAATAACACTTAACAAACAGAATAGATAAAATAGTTTCTTCATGGTTATAAATATTTGTTTGCCGCCTCAATCAAAGTGTCGGCATAGTTATAAATGTCATTGATTGAATTTAACTTGTACATCTTCTCGCTTTTGTTTTCATCAATGATTGCAAGCCGTTTTCTTGTAGGAGGGTCAAAATAAAAGCGGCAGACGGTCTTCCGAACATTATTGTCTATGGAAACCCCGAAATAGGAACGTGTGTCTTTATAAGTGATTCGTTCAACCGGGAAAACGTTTCTCAGAAGTGATTTCACGATATAGAACGCTTCCAGTTCTTCCGCTGTGGTTACAATGCCGTTGTCGGGTTGTTCTTCATCTGTCGGCTGTTGAACTGTTGTGATGTTCTGTTCTGCTGGTTGTTCTTCGTCTTTTATGGCGGCTTTCAATCGGTCTGATATTATATCGCTAACATAGTTGTTGATTGTGCGTTTTACAAGCGTTGAGAACTGTTCAAGCACTTTAGGGGTAAATACCCCATCATACACTTGTTTCCCGAAGAACCGAACAAAATCAGGGGATGGGTTCGTGAACTCTTTCCCGATGACGGTTCTCAGTTCCCCCATATATTTAAGTTCACTCGCTGAACTCAAAATCATATCAACATCAAAATACGATTTGTGGAACTTCTTCAATTCTTCTATTTGCGTGTCTTTCAGGTCAAGCATATTGATTTCCAAAAACGGTTTATCATCCATAATATTAGGTTCTGAAAGGTCTGTGTAGAACCTATATGTTATACCGTTTGTCAGGACACCGAATTTAGCCTTTGAGACGTTGAAGTAACGCAGCAGTTGATTGTCATGCAGGTTCAGGTCTTGTTCCCAATGTTTGCACTCAATAAGTATTATCGGCTCGCCGTCTCTCATTATGGCGTAGTCAATTTTCTCACCTTTCTTTGTGCCGATGTCACAACACATTTCAGGCAACACCTCCAAAGGGTTGAAGACATCATAGCCCAATGCGTTTATAAAAGGCATAATCAAAGCCGTTTTTGTCGCTTCTTCTGTCGGAAGATTGGCTTTGAGGGTATCAATGCGCTCCGAGATTTGTTTAATTGAATCTTTGAAATCCATATATCTGTTATTTAACGGTTCTCTTTATAGTGGTTGCCGTTGTTCACAGATACACACAAAAACGTGGGCATTCCTTGTCGGTAAGAGGCATCGCCAAACGCCCAGTAACTCTACAAAGGAAATGCCCACGTATATGACGTGGGCATTCACCATTGCTTTTGAGTTACTTAGAAATTTTGGCGATTTTCTTACCTCAAAACAATAGCAAACGCTATACTTTTCAAATATGTCGGTTCAAAGATAGCGATAATTGCCAAAATTCCGATATAATTTCCGATTTTATTTCTTTATAAGATAATCAGATAAGCCATTTTATAAGGGATAAAATATTTTTCCTATAAACAATCACAAGAATGAAAAGGATGACCCAAAAGCCGTAAATCTGTGTTTTCTGCCACCAAGTAAGGTCTCGGGGAACTTTCACGATTTTCGTCTCTGTCACGGTCTTTGTCTTGTAAACAATTCTGTCACGGTATTCAACCGGGCGTTCAACGTTTACAGGCTTTTTCTGCGGCTTTGTTTTCAAGTCATGGAATAAAGACCCGTCAGGGTTTATACGAGCGTCAGAAGTTGCGTAATCGTTTTCAAGATGCGATGTACTATCGGCTGTTTCACGTTCTGACGTTTGTGCCGGTATCTCAATAAAGACAGTATCGGGTACGTATTCAATACGGGTTTCAACCCTAACGTCCACGCTGTCTTGTTGATGAATGTTTTCAGAAAGGCGGCGGCTTGAAGCACAGCCGCCTATAATGAATGTTAACAGTAAGAGTAAGGGAAGATGTTTCATTTTCAGATTGTCTTTAAGTAGTTGATAATACCTTTGACATGAAGACTGACAATCGTTTCTTTTCCCGCTTCTGACAGAAGAAACGCCACGTCTTCTTTATTGTCTTGAAAAAGGTTCTCAGTCAGAACGGCGGGGCATTTCGTATGTTTCAAGATATACAAATGCCCCTCTTTGTCGGGGTCTCCGTCCGTTGTGTCCTTTCTAATTTTGAAGTCTGTTTCTTCTGCCGCCTTATACAGACAGTCTGCCAATTTATCGGCGGCTGTCTGACCGACAGAAGTCCACGCTTCCCATCCACGTGCGTTCATCCATTGAGAACCGTTTCCCGCTGCATTACAATGAATAGAAACGAGAATGACGTTCTTCGTTCCTATTCTGTCACAAATGGAATTTACACGCCGACACCGTTCGGATAGGCTGATGTCATTTTCTTCTGTGACGATACGTTCAGCGTCAAAGCCTCGTTTCTTCAACTCTGATACAACTTTTTCGGCGATTTCTCTTGCGTATTTGTACTCTCTCAAAGAGCCGTCAGGGGAACGCTTGCCAGCCGTTTCAGCCCCGTGACCGTTGTCGATTAAAATCTTCATAACTTAAATTTTAATTGTTATCTGTATTCAGGCAATATGTATTGAATATTTACAGCCGCTTCATGCATGATTTTACGGGCTTCATCTTCTGAAACATTTATAGGGTGCGTAAACTCACAGAATATGCTCCCGACCCAATCGTAACGGTTATCATTGAGGCGTTTTATTATCGCCGCCTGACAGCCGTAACTTGATAGAATGGATTTAGCATACTTGTCACTTATTTCATTATCTATGTTAGTCACGTACATGAATAGATTTTTCACGAGGTCACTGCTGAACTTCGCCACCTCTGAAATATGTAGGTTCTGTATGTGAGGTTTCATTGGTTCAACCCCCTTCCTTTTAACCTCATAATAAATTGATAGAAAACTTTCGTTGCCTAACGGATGCGGTTGTACGATATATACCCTGTCCGCTTCAAGTTCGTGAAGAATGTTCCATAATTCCCCGTAAACGATAGAAGAATTATCTGCTCGGCGAATGCTTTTGATTTCTTCATCCTTTCTAAACTTCTCAATTTTTAAGTCCGTGAGCTTGTTTTTCGTGTACTGATTATAAGCAAACCATGCGGCGATGATTGTGCCTATTGCGCTGATAATAGCTGGTAAATATTCCATAAGCCTTTGATTTTTATTTGCAAATATATACTATATGATTATAATATACTCACTTTTAAAGCTGTTTAATTGTAATCTCTTTTAATTCTGTCTATTGATTACTCTCGCTGTATAGGTCAGGGGATAACCGCCTTTGCTGCCTCCTTTACTTGAATCATATATAAGCAACACTGTAAGACTGTCTCCTGCTCCCATTGCCAAGCTGTCCCAATGATCGTTGTCCCAATGTACCAAATTGGGGTATTCAGAGGTGTTCAACGAATAAGTTCCATCGCTGTTTTTCTTGTTGTTTCTCCCATAGATGTCAAAGTTTCTCGAATCAAGGTCTGCGATAATAGTAAATTCTACACAAAACTTAGTACTGGTTCCTATACCGAGAGCGTCCCTTACCTCTGAAAGTTTTGGCAGAGTGATGCCTGAATTATCTGCGCTGCTATAAATTACCCAACGGTTATTGTCTTTTAGATTTGAATAACCGCTATAAATTGTATTGGCTCTTGTCAGGTTATATTTACTGTATCTGTAGCCCCCTATCCACCCGTCCAAATTCCCGTTACCGCTTCCTAAAAAAGCATGGTTATAACGCCCGTTTTTAGCAGAAAGAAACATTGCTATATTCCGCCCCAATCCCCACCAATCGGACGTGTCCTCATTTTCAAATCTTGCTACGGATCTCAACCCTGATGTTGTAGGTAATACGTTCCCTCCAATACCCGCAAAACATTTATGCGCATCATTACGGAATATGACATACGCATCATTATTAAACGGGGTATTTGTAAGCCCGTTCCCGCTGATACTGAACCCGGCTATCTTTGAATTTCCGGTAACAGTGAGCCTTTCTGCGACAAGTTCTGTCGCTTTGACCAATTTGGCAAGCAAAGCCGCCGTGACAATAAGTTCCGCATTAATCAATGTCGAATTGATTTTACCTCCGACAATAATGGTTTCATTTGCGGCGGCTTTCTTTTCCAAGTCAGCGAAATTTGTATATCCCAAGTTTTTCGCAATGGCGTTCTTAGCGTTTTTTGCGGCGGTGTTGGCGGTGCCCTGTGCTTGAGTTATCAGCTTGTTCACGTCTTCCCATTCATCAAGTTCATATAAGCCCGATGAACCTGATTTGAACTTTATTTGCCCGGATATGATACCTTTCAATAAATCAAAATAAGTACTCCCGTCTGTGGAAACAATCTTGTCTGTCGTGATACGCCCCGGAAGAATTTCTGTAAAACCGCACAGAGTGACAAAACTTCGTTCTTCATTATATTCTGAGTTCAGAACACCGACAAGAAGATGATAGAAGCCTGAAACGCCCTCTAATTTGATAGCATTTTCAGACAGAATGAAAACACCTGTTTGTGCCGTCTTTGAGACTTTGGCGTACAGGTAATATTTCTTTTCACCGTCATCAAGCACTGCGCTTGTGTAAGCCGTCATGTCCCAAAATTTGTATTCCGAGACCTTGTGCGATGCGCTGACAGTGTTTATACCAAGGGTCATGTGCTGGATGATACCCGCCGCTGCTGTCAGTTGTTTCGTCTCATTATCATAGACGATTCTGTGCGTAACCGGGACGGGGCTTATCTTTGAGTTCACGAAACGGAATTGAAGACTTTCATCGCCTACAAGCATTGACATCGTTTGAACGGCAATCGGGTTGATTGAGTTCGTGAAGTTATCGAGCAGGGCTTCTTCCAACATGCTGATTGTTTCCTTTGCGTCCCTGAACCGTCTTTTAGTGAATTGAATAGCGTCACGGTGGAGGTCTTCAACGATGACTTCCTCACTTATCAGGTCTTTCAGCGTTGATGACACGCTGCCGCTTACCGTTGTGTTTGAAAGTTCAATCACAGGGCTGTGCGGTTTATTGATATAATCTTTAATGCCTGTTATGCGAACGAGAACACCGTCTTTCTGAAATTGTTCGTCAGAGAAACGAATATACCCACCGAGTTTGATGCGTCCACCGATGTTTACCCAGTCTTTTTTCGCCCATATCCCGTCAAGTTCTCCCGTGAATGTGAATTCGAGGTCTTCATTATCAAACAGGTGTTTTATAGCTGCCCGGAACATATCCCATGATGCGCCTGTTTTCGTGGCGTTATCGCAAATGTAAGCCGTTGGGAGCATACATTTGAATACAGCATATTTATCGCCCGCTTTGGGGGCAAATGTGGTGTTTGGCATGGTTTGCCCGTCTATATCTGCGGGAACAATCTCAAAGCGGCGTGCAGCTTTACCTTTGACCGAATCATGGTAATATTTGACCTCAAATTCACGCCCGGCGAGCATACCCGACTGAAAAATAACGGTCATAGTTTCTCCCTCTATCAAATAGTCTTCATAATTCAGGGAAGACGGGATTGACGTGTCAACAAAGTCATAAAAGTTGTTTTCTTCATCAACAACTACAACCGTACTGACCGTACCGACACGTTTTGGGTAAATCTCGGAACAGTCAAGACTGTCTTCGGCAAGCGATGACAGTTCTTTATCGTAACGGCGTATTGAAAACCCCGCCTCATCAACGATATATCGGCGGGCGTTGCTGGCAGTAAAACCGTCTTCATCTTCAAAGTGCTCGCCGTCATAAGCGAGTGTTTGGTTCTTTGGAAGAAGAAGTTCAGATGAACCATACTTTGACGGGTCTATATTATCCGTACCGCCTTGAACAAACAAAATTTCTGTTGGTGGATTGTCACCCGTGTTTGAACGTCCGACACCCGGTTTGAACCCGTTGCCACGTCCATAAGACAGCGGGAGAGGGTTACTTTTGTTGTATTCAATCTTACGTAACGACACACATTTCCCCACAAATTCATATTCAGTCTTGAACGTTGAAGCCATGCGGGTAAGAGCGTCAATACAGAAATTATGGTCATAGGCAATTAAGGTTTCAACACCGTCAATACATTCGCCAACCGTCCAGCCTTTGTCACGGCGGTTCATGTTATCAACAAACATTTGAAGATGTTCATGCGGCTTTGCTGTCAACGTGAATTTCAATCGCCCGTCAACCGGGTTTCTGAATTTCCAAAATTTTGCGTTTGCTTCGGGCGGTTCAAAAAGCACCGTGTATTCAAACAGTCTTTTATGTTTCATCTTGAAATTCTCCGGGCGTTTGAGCGTGAACGTTTCGCCCTGAAACTCACAGTAAGATCCTACTGGAATTTCAACGTGTTCAGGGAGCGAATAATACAGAGTTAAACTATGGTCTCCCGTGACAGCCCTATTACGGTAGCTGTTATCTTCAACCTCAACCTCAAGTAATTTATTTCCGGTATTATTGTAAATTATCATGTCATTAAACTTTGAGTTATTTTTTCCGAATTTCCCCGTAGTTGAACGTTCGTTTTTAAATGGTGTGTTTATATTGTAATTACTTTTTGAACGCTGTACGGGGCTAATTTCGCTTTTCCTCTAACTATTTCAATTCATTTTCATATATGCTCCAATCGACATTATCCTTTTTTTGCCAACCTTTGGACAGGGTGCTGTTTATGAAACTCATAACCTGTAAGTAAAAGCCCGATAAATCTTCCAATGTCTTGAACTCATAATACACCGGATTATCCGTGTTTCCGAACTTGAATATAACAGGGAGTGTCCCGCCGCCGCTTTGTACCGCAAGGTCATAAGCTGCTTTGTAGTTAAATTGGTTTTCGGAGGATAGCCACACCTGCATATCGTTCCATACAAATTCAGAAAGAATTTTATCATCAATAACCTGATTCATGCCTTTTAGGACAATCTGCCGGACATCGTTCATACTTGGCTTGTTCATCACTTCCGTTTCGTAATATGAAACTCCCTGTTCTTCGCCCTCTTCGTTGAAATACGGTTGAATATCCCAACGAATTCTGTATTTGTTGGTATAATGGTTTATGCACTCTATGAGCGCGATACCCTTACTTCCTTGTACTCTTTTCATTCGTAATCATTTTAATTGTTTGACTTCAGTTTTCCGAGCTTACCTTTTTCAAGAATGAACCTACTAAACGTTATAGCTCAACGCCGTGATTTTTCACTTCTTTCAATGTTTCAGAAAGTTTAGTGAGGCTTTGCAGGCTGTGGACGATACCAAGTTACACGTAACTCTTCAACGTATCCACATATCCATATCTAAGGCATTGGGTTTTCTTTTATCCGATAGCCTCCATTGCCTTAAATGCTGCCACGCTTTCCGCTTCGACGCAAACACCCCGGAAGGCGAGCCGCGAACCGTATTCCCAGTTTATATACAACGAATCTCTATCGCATCGCACGTACGCAACACCGCTACCAGAATACGAGGTGGAGCCAGACCGAAAGACCACACAAGTTCCACTCTTTCTGTTAGAAGAATCGCAAAATCCGCTTGTTTCCGAGCTATTACAGTAAATAGGAATTAAATCACAATGTTCACCAAACAGCATCTTTGTAATCCAACCAGCACCTACCATTTTACCTGCAACCCTTACCTTTCCATCTGGCTCAGTGACATTAAATACAAAATCTTGAACCACTCCGTTATCAATCCACTCATTTTTGTTTCCATACCAATTTTCAAGTCCCCAAAAATTGATAGACTGACTATCTCCGTTCCCTCCGGCTACGGTATCTTCCATGCCGAGCGCATTGGTTTGTCCACAAATTTTTGAATAAGAGTATGTTCCAGCACCGATTTTTCCTTGACAATTCGTGTGTCCGTATTGTGCATAATAGAGCAAAGCCATTACGCAATGCATCTGCCAGTCAACAATTTGGAAACCCGTACCTCTTGAACGAGCATACGTCTTGAAATAGGATTGCGAGATACCACCTGAACTGCCTACACCACTTCGACTGTATATCTTGGAATTGGCGCTATATGCCTCGTACACTCCGATAAGCGTATTCTTATCCCACTTATTCCAACCGCTTCCGGGGGATGTAGAGCCGTATTGGAATTGTATTCCCCATATATCAGTATCAATCTCCAACGATCTATACCAAAAATCCGGCAGCTTCAAGAATACATCGCCTTCCGCACCTGTTAGAATGGCTGCTGAACCGTCCTTGTACTTTGTGGAATCATCATCGGAAAGTTGGCATAACGTCATTTGCCCATCTGCGGTGTATTTCCCGAGGTAACGATGCGAGTTCGCACGGATTTGCTGAATAACGCTTGAATTTACAGAACCCGAAATCATCGCGGCCGGGTCGGTAATTGTTTGGTCTATGATAACAAGTCCTTCGGGGATTTCATCATAGACGGCAGAAATAGACCTTGCTACCTGCGAAGCCGTGAATGTCTGCTTTAAAGGTGGTAGATACGAGCCGACACGGTTATACGATATTGTGTATGATGTGTCATACGGGATTTTAACCTTGATAGTATTCCCCTGCCAAGTATAATCCGTGTTGTTGATACGAACAACCGAGCCAGCCAAACTTCCTCCATCATAAGATGACAAATTCACTTCTACGGATTCCGCAAGATAAGTCCCTGATTTTACTGCGTCATCTTCTCCGATAACAAATTCTATTGGCGAAGGCGTTTTATATCCGCTCACGTTCGGGAATGTTACTTTTATCTCCGTATTTGAAGCCAAATTCAGCTCGTCGCCGTTTCCCATTGTGGTGCTTGAAGAACCGTATTCTACGGTCGCTTTTACCGCTGAGAAAGTATCATCATTTGGCTGATTAGAGAATATGTTCAGAATCATTTTCACTCCTATTGTAACGGTACGGCTCACGTTGAATGTCGTTTTTCCGTTGTTCACAGTCGCGACAATGTTGAATGAGGTATCATTTACCTTTTGAAGCACTTGAACTTGGCACGTTTCATTGTTCTGACTTTTTATCTGTACATATCCTGCGGTCATAGCATCGCCCGTCAAACTCCAAGTAACGGAGTACGGAGCGTTGATACCGCTTGGCGAAGCGATATATGAATACTCTCCAACGCCTCCTACCGTAGCCGGACCGCTTATGCTACCGCTTGCCGCTCTTACCACTTTTAGAACCTTGATTGTTTTGGTTGCGTAGGTAACCTCTCCTGCGCCCGAAGGAACGTGTCTTGCTTGAACCACGACATCTTGATCTGATGTTGATTCGGTCGTTGTTACCACACAGGTTGTTTCCCCCGTGCTTTTAACTGACGCACCGCTACCGCTTGCGATGCTCCAAATTACCGAGCTCGGATTGTCCGAGAAAATAACAGCGTTCAGTTCTATACTTTCGCCTCCCCTTACTTCGTTAAGTCCTCCGATAAATAGACCGTCAGGAACAATCACTTGAAATTCGCTTCCATTCTCGAAACAATCCACGCCGAAGATGTCCGAAATAGCGTCAATCTGCTCCTGCGTAGCCGAGGTGACATAAACCTTTCCTTTCAAGTTTATGCTTCCCAAATCTCCGAGAGATATGAGGCTTTCAGGGGCAACATTTATCCAATATACACCTGTCATATCAAGCTCAAGATTCTTTGTATCTAACTGGGTGTTCATTCTCCAATTATATACGAAATTGAAGTCTTGAGTGAGATAAGGGCAGCTCCTTACATTTATTTTCCGCAAAGTCATGAAGTTATTCTCGGAAGCTACGTTCGTGAGATACGGTAATTGCTCCAATTTCATAACCCTCATTGCGGTAGGCATTTTGAATACCTGTAACGCCGCTCCTTTAGCAAACTCAATATTTGCGATATTGCTTCCTGTCGCATCTACATGGTTGATATTCTTCTGATTAGAGAGATTCAACGCCATAAGCCCTTTCATGTTTCGGACATCGAGGTACTCTAAACTTTCAGCAAGATGCAATCCTGAAATATCTTCCACGGCAACATTTTCCTTCACGCTGTTACCGATGATTAACTTTTTTAACTTGGTTCCCATAGATGCGTCATACACGTTGTCAATAGTAACAACTGCGAGGCGGTCTGCCATTGCGGACAAGTCCAAACCTTTTATGTGTGGCGCTGCATAGATACGGATTGGGTCGCCACGGTTTACGGTTTCATCCGTAGTGAAGGTGTGTGCCGCATCTTCTTCAAGAGTGATGTTGCTCGCATGAGCCACGTTGTTGATACCGTAACCATAATCCATAGCTGTTCCGGAGGTAATGGTTATTTTCTGACCAGCCGGGGTATTGTCGATACACTTGATTTCGATTGCGTGCGCCTTGTACGCTCCCGAAACAAAGATTGAATCGAAGTATGAGAATCTCTTCGCAAGCCAAAGTTTTCTATGTTGTGAGCGGTTTCCCTGTAACATAAAGAGGTTGTTCACGCCCTTTTCGATATACGGGTTGATATACTTGTACTGCGCATCTTGGTTATAGACACGCTCAACCCATTTCCCCGCTTGTTCCTCATCAAACATCTGTATCACGTTCTCGTAACGTAATCCTGCTACATATAGGGCTTCATCTACTTGCTTGACGATAGACATAAATTCTGCGTCCTCTTCAAGCATATTCCAAATGCGTGAATCCTTACCCGCGAAGTATGGCTCGCCGTCTGCGCCGAGTGTGGTTCTTACCGTATTCCACGGAGCAACCAAGTGACCTGTATTGATAAGACCGTTAATCGTGTCGTTATCGTAGTTGATGAAGTAGAAGTGTACGCCATCCTCCGAGGTGAACATCGCATTTTTTACAGTCTGGTCAACCGCTCCGAAACGCATCAGATAGATGTAGTAAGCAGCCACCTTATACACATCCAGATGCTTCCACTTTTGCGTAACAAAGTCGGAAGCTGAAACATTAGCCATCCAAGTACAGAATGCCTTCAAATAAGTAGTGTCCGGTGTTTTCGTGTCCGGGTAACGGCTCTCAAAAGCATCGCTCCAAGCATTATCAAAATTCTCTACGGTCTTGAATAATGCGAGAGAATTACCATTATTTAGAAGCTCCCAACATTGCATTCTTGAATTTTCGAAGTTGGGTATTCCCGTGAATCCGAAAACGCTCTCGGTCGATTTGTCGTTGTTGAAGTTGTATTTACCGATGAACACGAGAGGATCGTTCTTGGTAAGCCGGTAGAACATCAGAATCGGAAAGCCGTCAACGGTTGTGCGGACATCGTAATTGTACCCTACTTCAAATGCTGTTTTTTGCGCTTCGGTTCTGAACAGGTATTCTTCTCCAATCATCGCATCAATTAGAACCTTGTTCCACAACCGGGCGATACCTGTGTTGTGTGTTCCCGAGCTTTCTGCATAGTCAGCTTTCATGCACCAGCAGTTTACAGGCTGTGAGCCTTTCTTGAATGCGTATAGCTTATCTTCAACGACATAACCGTTTGCATCCAACACGACCGTATCATCTCGCTTTTGCGTGTATAAACGAAAATTCTTCTTGGGATAGCCCATGGATGAAGTGCCTTGCGGTCGCATAGCTGCATTCTGCATTGAAAACGATAGCGATTGGTCTTGCAAATTGTAATATTCCACATCGACGGCGATTTGAAGGTTCTTGTCGGAAGTATTTTCCAACGCCGGAATATCACCCGTAACAATCATCACGGGAAGCCTGCTCATCATTTTTTCGTAGTCAAACTCATTTGAGTCTTCCGCATATATATCGTTCCGGTCGTAAACCTCAATCATCTGCGCAATCGTATCACGGTAAAGAATATAGTTATTCAAGACTTGGTCGTTGGTTAATGCCGTGTCGTATATCCGGAGTGCTTTCAATTTAATTTCCGCTCCTTGCGAGCCTACGAACTTCAAAAGCGCATCGGAAGTATATAGGTCGTTCGATACCCAAACAGTCCCACGGGAAACAATGCCGTTTACGTATATAAACGACATACATTTGTTGGTCGTTCCCGAAGCCTTGTTGATTACAAACGCAACACGGATAAACTCATTGTCCTTGTACGATGTTTCGATTGTTACACCTGCTTGCGAAGTGAGTTTGACGTTTGTAGCCGTAATTAGCAATCCCGTTCCGTCTGTGTCCCTAAGGTCACATAAAATGGCGTTGTCATCATTGACATTCGTAGACGCAAATTCAACCTCTATAGTTTTACCAAGCACGGACGGATTCTTGCTAAACGGAGCGAGGTCAATGCCGAATGACGCACCTGCGTTTATGTGCAGAGCATTATCAACCCAACCCGAAGTATTGTTCCAATTGAACCCCGAGAACAAACCGCTGAACTCGCCGTAGTTCCATGAATCCTTATCGGTAGCATTGTTGCTCTTTCCTAACGCACGGAAATCAAGCTGAAGCCCGTCCGCGATTTCACCCACCGATATTGTGGATGATGTTATCTCTGCCGCGAGAGTATAGACGGTTTCACCCATAACGAGTTCGATGCTATTGTCGCCCGAAGCGTAAGTGAACAAAGTTATCTGATTGGCTACGCCGTTTTCAGAGACAAGCGAGCCTTGCCGTACACCTCCGAGTTTTATCACAACATCAACATTATAGCTTTTTGGGTTATATGTTGCGAAGTCAAGCGTATATGAAACATACTGTTGCATCGAATAAAGTCGCTTTGTAGTGATTATTCCATACATGGAAGGAACGGTCATCGCTATTGCGGCCATGGGGGTGGAAGCGATGCCGTTATGAACCATAAACTCCTTGTATATCGTATCGGAGTAGAACACCTCGCCTTCGACGGTAGTTGAAGCCCTTACTTGCAAGGAGTGGACTCCCTCGCTCAAATCGGATAACTGAATGTATTTGGTACGTTTTACGGATTCGTTCACGACTTCATCTGTCAGCCCTTCAAAGTCAAGTTTCAATCCGTCAATGTACCATTCGAGGATTTTTACCCCGTAACCTTTAACAAAAAACTCTGCCGAAAGCGTTTTTGCGCCGTTAGATAGATTGAAAACTTGTGCAATGTCATAATCGCAAGTCAGTTGCAGTTCCATGACTTGGTAAGTGATACCCACCGCAACGGTAGCCATGGATATCATACCTTGAATCGTAACAGTTATTTGGTTCGTACCTTCTGACAGGTATTTGTCTATGTTGAAATGAATGCTCCTCCCGGCTGAATACTGCTCAACCACAGTCTGCTTGATAGAAGCCTTACGGATTGTGTAGGTACAAATTACAGGCTCCCCCGTTGGCATATCACTCTTGTTATAGACCGCAAATGTGAAGTCGATATAATTTCCTGCCGTTCCAAGCGAAATGGCATTGTACATAGGGGATTCGAGGTTTATTACTGCGCTGTAATTCTCGCTGCTACCCGAGTTTGCGTTAATCACTCCAAGCAGCAAATCGGATTGTTTTGGGTCTGACAGATACTTTTCTTGGCTTTCTTCGTCTGCGAATACGAGGTAACGACCGCTGACGTTGTCGAAGTAGAACACGCCCGCCTTAGTCGTCAACTTCTTTCCCAAATTGGAAATGTCATTCTTAGATTTTGTTATGTTTTTGTTGATTTCGGAAAGTTTCTCGGTCATATCCTTGTTATTCGACTTGGAGTTTAATTGCTCCTTGATGAACTCCTGTACACGATTACCAGCAACCGGTAAACCGCCCGTGCTTTCGTCGCCGCCCCAATCCGTTGTTGGAGCAATCTTCTCATTATAAGTTTTCTTTGCCATAATGATATTGTTAAATTAGTTGTTTTTCCATGCTTTTTGATTAATCCAAGGCTTATCATTAACCCAAAAACCTGCGCCGAAGCAAGAACGGATAGCTTGCCAAACAAGGCGAGAGCCTTTGTAAATAGCTGTGATAGCCCTGTTCCCTCTGAACACGGCAACGATTTCTTTCTCTTTCTTAAAAATCATATCACACCTCCTCGTCTTCGTAAGTGAAATACGTTTTTTCGCTATCCTTGACTTCCAAGCCCTCGTATTCCTTTTCGCTAAGGAACACATCCTGTTCAGCCGCTTTTGTGGCTTTGTCTGCGGCTTCCTTTGCTTTGTTAGCCGCTTTTTCTACAAATTCCAAACTAACCTTGACGCTTTGGTTAAAAGCGTCTAAGCCTATTGTATAAAGCCCCTTTAGCGTGTCGGCTAATGGAAGCTCACTGATTTTTATCTTTCTAAGTGCCATATATTGAAAGGTCTATTGAGTTATCATTCTGTTCTGTTATAATCACCTGATTATCTTCTGTCGATAAGATAAATTCTTCGCCATCAAGTCGGAATGACGTAAAGACAAGCGTTATCGTGAACTGTAACCAAATTTTCCCTGTCGGGAAAAAGTCAGTAACGGAACAGCTCTTGTAATAACAGGGAAATTCCTCTTCGATGTCATTTACCCATAGCAAACGTTCGCCGGGGCGTATGAGGTCGAAAAGCAATGCGTCATAGTTACGCCATAATTCGTCTAATGTCTGGGCACGCATAAGCAACGTTACCTTCACGTCTTTGCTGTTGTACGTGACATTGAATCCGTCATACGACGCTCCTGCTTTCGTCTTTAAATTGCGCAGTAGGTTTGGTTTAACGGAAGCTGTTTTCATTATCTCCGACATTGTACCTTGTAGAATACGGCATCCGTACTCCGTGAACAATTTGCCGTCGATACTGTAATCATCATAAACTGAAACAGTGCTTACAGGTGGTCGGTAATCGTAATTCAGCAGCGGATAATCGTCGGCAAACTTAAATGTGGCAAATCCAAGTGTCTTTGCCGCTTCGAGGTTGGGATGGGATGTCAACCGAAGTTTGTATGTGCGCTTTATAGATACGCATTCAAAGGTATGATACGCTCCGTCTGATAACATATTGATGAAATCAAAATAGCGATTGAAAAGCCCTGAAATGGCGAATTTGACTTGTACTTCTTTCGTGTTTAAAACGGGAGAAGCCAAATCGGGTTCTATTCCGTCCTCTTCCTGCCAATTGTTGCTGTCCACAGACTTCAAAGGAGGGAAAGCGATCAGTTCGTTCCAACCTCCTTCGATAACGTATATCCCATACCGGAGAAACACGTCGTTTCCGTCTATGTATAATCTTCCAGACATCATAAGATTATCGCATTTCCTGACACGTTACGAATTTGTTGGCAACCCGTTGAACCCTTGACGGAAACAACCGCCCAGCCCGAAGCGTTGATGAACGCCTTAGCCCCGTGAAGAAGAAAGATTTCATGGCGTTCAAGCGTGTCGCAGTTTATCGTCGCGCTTGTACGTCCGATGAGAACCGCTTTTTCCGGGTTTCTAAGCGTGATTATACCCGCATCAATGTAAACACCGTACTTCTCGGGGTTGAACGGCTTGAACAGCCTGAAAGTCGCCATATTCGGGAAACGGTGTTTGATACAGAACTCCATGCCTTGTGGGCTTGTGAACAGCCGTATAAGGCTCTGTAAATCTTCCGTGCCTTTGAACATATCACACATGCGGTATTTCTCTGCCATATTGGGCAGGGAGCGACTATCGCATTCCTGCCGGGCTTGCTCTTTGGCAACCCTCCATTGGGCGTAAACTTGTCTAATAATGTCTTCCATGCTTATATCATTTTTATGCCTTTCAAGGCAAAATCGTTAACTGTATCTTTTGTCTCTTTGACTGAACTTTCAATGCTTTCAATGCGTCCTGCCATGTTCTCAGCGTGTTTCTCAATGTTCAATACTGACTGCAAAATCATGTTCACGACAGAAAGAATGATTTTCGTGTTCTCGGCGATTGAATACGTGTGCCCTTGAATGGCTGTCGCACGTCCGCTCAATTCATCAACGCTTTCTTGCGGAGCTGTGGCAATACCTTTTTGAGAGGCTTCACGGGTTGCGTCTGCCGTTACTTCAAACATACTTTTTACGCTGTCGGGGAGCGTCTCCCACACTTTAAAGAAATTTTCTCCTACTGTATTCAGGTCTGTTTCAAAACTTCCCATAGAATTAATAATTCTATCAAGGGCGTTTTCTCCATTTCCATTAGGGAACCATTTAGCCTTGTACTTGTTGAATATTTCTCCGAGAGGTTCTTCAAGGAACTTGGAAACCAACATTCTTTTCATCACGTCAGCCACGATGTCTTTGACCTTATCGCCCCATGCCTCAGCATAATCTTCGCCCGCCTGAAACGCATCAAAAAAAGCGTCTCCGAGTTCTTTGGCAATATCGGAACTTGAACCGCCGATGATGTCCTCCACCATATCATTGATGATGGCGACAGCTTGTGCGCCGAGTTCTTCAATTTTTCTGTTCCATTCATCAATCTTGCCGTGGTCTGTTTTCTTCTTGTCTTCTTCATTCCTGATTTGTTCTTGAATAAGAAGTTGCTGCTGGGCGAGGTTTTTAAGCTGTTTTTGGGCATTGCTGTATTTCTCACCCCCGAGAGCCTTGTCAGCCGTGTAAGCGATATTTGCATACGCCGTGGCGAGTTTCTCTGCGGTCTTTTGAAGCAGTTCTGCGTTGTTTGAAACGTTGCTGAACAGAAGTCGCCAAGCCCCCGCTACGTCATTGACAGCAATTTTGTTTCTCAGGAGTTCTTTGTAAGTCTCGGATAAAGCCCGTTTCACACGTTCAACCGCTTTCCCGCTGTTTTCTTGTAACCGCACAATATCTGCGTTGTCAAGTTCCCATTGGAGTTGGTCTATTCTGTCCTGCAGGGCTTCAATTTCTTCTTGCTTCTTGTCATCATTGTTGAACAGGTTCACAATCTGCATCGCTATTGACATGGCAGCCGATATGATAGTCAGGATGACAGAAGCCTTTTCAACCGTTTGAATGGCTTTTGCCGCCGCTGTCGCTGTTCCCTTAATACCCGTGGCAGACATATTCACGAGCTGAACAATGCCATTTATCATTGACAGAGATGCGGTCATAATACTGCCCGCCGTTGAGATAATTTCTCCTGCCACGCCGCCCACCGTATCGCCGATACTCTCAAACTCCCGTTCGCATTCTTGAAGCGTCTTGTATAAGTCTTCCCACTCTTTGATTGAACGTTTACCCGGACTGACATCATTCTTTGCCTGTGCTTTCTCGACACTCTTTTGAGCTGTTGCGACTTTGGCACGGGCAACAGCGATTTTATCAGAAGACCCGCCGTTCTTTTCAAGTTCGGCAAGTTCCTTTTCTGCCTCCGCTAAGACATTCTTCAACTGTTTGAGGGTCAGTTCGGCGATTTCATCGCACCATGCTTTGTACGTTTCCTCACGTTGTGCAAACTGTTCGTCAATGGCTCTATAGGCTTCCTGCTCGGAGCGGTTCAATTCGTCCACGTTCCCCTGAGTGACACCTTTACGGAGTTTTTTATTCCCGTTTTCATCAACAACGTAGTTGCCCTTGTCATTCGTTTCATACAGGGCTTTTCGTTTGTCTGCATAATCTTCTTGAATTTTCAACCGTCTTTGCTCGTATGTCAAAAAGTCGGATAGTTCATCTTCCAAGAGGTCTTTTACACTTTTTGCGTAAGTCTTTTCAATGTTTACACGCCCTTGATTTATTTGGGTACGTTGCATATCCGTAAGACCGTCTTCGCCTGTTTCTGTTCCAGCCGTTTTATTCATTTTGACAAACTTGTTTTTCAGCTTTTCAAGTTCATTCAGTTCTTTGTCCCGTTCCTGAGTTATTTGTTGCATTCGCTTATTGTGTCCCTCTTTCATCAATTCTAATTCTTGCCTTTGATTGTAAAGAATGAGAGAGGCTTCCATTTCTCCAATGGAAACAAGGGCTTGCTCACGCTTCTGTTTCTCACGTTCCAACTTTTGTGCGGCTGAATTTTCGGTGTTATTCAACGCTCCCGCTCTGCGTTGCAGCGATGCAAGTTCTTGTTCTTGTCGGGTGTCGATAGCCGCCCTTTGCGCTTCAAGGTCACGGAGTTTGTTTTCGTCTTCAATCGTGTTTGAAGTTAAATCCATTGTACGTTTTTGTAACTCAATGCGTTTGTCGGCAAACTTCTTTTCCGCATCCATTTGTTCTTGTAAAGCAGCTTCAAAGTCCTTTTGCGCACGCTTTCGTTCCGCAGTAGATAAGGAACTATTATACATCTTACCACGAGTTTTGGCTTTTTGCTGTTCAAGTTCCTGATTACGTTTCTGCCATTTGGAAACTTCAATTTCAAGTTCTTTGCTTTCTCGGGCGATTGTGGCGGTTTCCGCAGCGGCACTATGAACGCCTTTTGCCCATGCGCTAACCTTGTCCGTGACATTCTCAACACCTGTTCCGAATTGAAGAAACCCGTTTGTAAGTTCCTTTATACCATCTTTCACACCGTCCATGTCAAGGGTAAACGCCGCTTTTATGACTTTCCCAAGCGAGGATGCAATCACACCTATTGACTTGAAACGGTTGACCACATTCTTTTTGAGGACTTCCCAAAAGTCCTTTATCGCTTGTTTCGGGTCGGAAAATGCCTTGAAAATAGCTTTGCCGACAGTGATAACAATTTCTTTCAGTTGCCCGAGTACACCGCTTACATAACCGCTGATTTCCGCAAATTTCAACTGCCCTTCAACGGTGGAGTTGAACCATGTACTTAATGCCTTTAATGCGAGAACAATAGCGGCTATAATCGCACCAAGAGGAGTGGCGATGAACGCCTTCGCTGCTCCCGTCATTCCTTGAATACCTCCAATAGCGGTCTGTAACGGTTGTGGCAATTTGCCGAGTATTTTTGAATAACTTTCATAACCGCCCAACATTTTCACCAAAACAGAATCATGGCTGTTGATTTCTTCACTGACATTCTGCCATTCAGTCTGTGCGGTCTCTTGTGCGGTCTGTAACACTATCATTTCAGCCTGTGCGTTGCGTAAACTTTCGGATAACGTGTCATAAGTTGCCGCAGCTCTCTCGACTTCATCGGAAGACGTTCCTTCAACTTGTTGCAGGGCTTCAAAATTTGCCCGGGCTTCATCAACCGCCGTAGTTATGGTATTGATTTTCTCTTGCTGTTCGGCAATAGCGGTATTCAGCGAGTGTAAGGATTGTTGCGTTTCCGCTGCACGTCCTCCCAAATCCTGCCCGAGAGCCGCTGCCGCCTGAGCAGCCGATATCTCGCAATCGTTCAACTCATCTTTCATTTCTGAAAGTGAAACAACAAGTGCGGAGGTATCGCCTCCGTCAGCTCCAACCCTTGCTATTTCGGCTGTAGTTTCGATTATTTTTTGACGGAGTTCCTCAACATGTTGTATATCTTCCTCGCTGTTATATAGGCGTGGAATGGCAATATCTTGACTGCCCATACCTGACACCGCCATAACCGCTTGTAGGACATTGCGGTAGTCTTCGGTCTCTTGGGTCAATTCGTCAATCTTTGTTATTTGGTCGTCTATATCATGTGTAATAGCGTCAAGTAATCCTGTGTCTCCGTTAGAGAAAGCCGCTTCCGCTTCTTGCTTGTATTTGTTGAGCATGGAAACATTTTCGGCGATCACGGCTTCATTTTGTTGGATGATATAAGACAAAGCCCCGATTTTTTCCTCGGCAGTTCCGAAATCCATCCCCTTAATCTGGGTGCCCGCTCCACGTATGGCTGCTTCAAGCGTGTTGAATCCCCGAGCCGCTCCGCTTTCGCCAAACGCTTGGTCTATAATATCGCCCTGACGGACTGCGTCGCTGCCAATTCCGGCAAGGATTTTTTTACTTTCTTCGGCACTTCTTCTCAATCTGCCCAAATCAAGCTCAATGCCAAAACGCTGTCTCCCTTCGTCGTTGTTCATTGTTTCTGTTCTTAATCACAGGTTTCAAAAAATTGTCTTACCTCTTCTTTGCTTTTGGGGTCATCAGCCTTGATGACCTTTTGTCCCGTCTTCTTTCCCTCTCCTTCGCTTTTTGAGTGATAGGATGGGATAACCGCTCCATACATGGTTATATTCGCGAAACTGATATTGTACAGGACTTCTTCAAAAGTCTGGTTGTACGCTTTTGCAAAGCCCGATACAATAGCCCAAATACTGTCGTTTAGTTCTCCACTTTCGTCTGTTGAAGAAGGTTTATTTCGGTCAGGAAAGTGGTAAGCCCGAAAAAATCACTCAGTTCCATTGTCTTTAGTACTCTTGCAAAGAGCGTGTTCAATTCGCGTGGCGACATGTTGAAGATAATTTCATCAGTCAATCTTTTAACATCTCTAGTATGTCTATTCCGTCTGAATAAACGCCATTTACTTTGTTCCAGTCGGTCTTTCTCACGTCCTAGGCATTGCCGTGCTCCAAGAATGATGATCGCCGCTATTTCAGCTAAAATGCGGCTGTGCTTAGCATAATTCAAACTTTCCTGAACAATCTTTTCAGGATTGAAGTCTTGTTTCGGGAGGCGTGCGATAGCCTCAGATACAAGTATAAGGGTGGCAATGTTCGGCGGTGCGATTTCATATTGTTTCCCTCCAATAGATATTTTTTGACGCTTTTCAAGGACGGTTTCCGCAACCATCTGTTCTATTGTATTTTCATTCATAATCTGAGAAAATTTAATTTGCTAATTAGGGGCGGGGGTCGGAATCGAACCGACATGAACCGGAAAGGTTTCTGTCTTCACAGTGATAAACCAATGTATCAACCCCGCTGAAAGTTCTCTTATTCCGCTTTTGCCACTGCCGTTTTGGTGTAAGGCTTCACGGTCTTACCCGTTTTGGGTTTCAGGCATTTTGCAACATAGTGAAGCATTTTACCCTCAGCCGTTGAATAACTTTCATCGCAACGAACCGCAGAGCGGTCAATCAATGAACCCTCACCTTCTTCGTCTTCGGGAGTTATACGGAATGCGTGTTCTCCCGCAATCAGTCCGTCATTGTCTTCAAACGGGCGTTCCTTACCCTTTTTGACAAACAAGTCAAATTCAAGTGTATAGGTGTTTTTCGAATAACGGACATCAACAAGTTCACCTCCCTCTTCCGTAGCGGTCTTTTCTATACCTGCCGTGGGCGTGATTTTTGTTGTGTCTTCTTTCGGTGTATCAATGGGTTTCCATTCTGCGTCATCAGCAGGTGCGCCATTTATGGAGGGGGTGGTTTCTATTTTACACTTACCCCATGATAATATTGACATAACTTATTCGTTTTAAAAGTTCTACATTGATTTGATATTCAGAGGCGCATCATCGTTGCCGAAAAAATCGTAATGAAGTTTCACAACGATGAAATGCTGATTGATGTCAGGTTCTGCCTCCGTGTAAATGGTTTGTTGAAGCCTGAATTTGTAACAAGACTTATCGGCGGTCAGGCTTTTAACCCAATCATTGGCGAGACGCTCTATTTCTTCCGTCCGTTGACCGTCTTCAACGAGAACCCCGTTTCCGTATAGGTCAGTATCGGGAACATAGATATTCACGGTAACGACACCTGTCTGAATTTCGTCAGGCAAGCCCGTTGTGAATATTACCACCGCATCTTCTCTGTCACTGTCACGGGGGCGGTAACCGCTTCTGTAAACCTCGCCTGAAATCATTCCCGACAGAACGCTGTCTTTCAGTAGTCGGTACACATCCCCTTGAATCTGTTTTGAAGTCTTAGCCATATAAATTCTGTTTTAATGAAATCCGAGTTGCTTCAACATTTGCGGTACAAGACGCTCGGCAAGAAGTTCTGAACTGTCGAGAACATCAAGACCCTTTGCGGACACATAAGAAGCGTAGTTCATGCCAGCCACGACAATAAGGCAAATCCCTTGCGGGAATTTTCTTGCGAGGCTTTTCACATACGCCGCCCCCTTTGAAGAACCGTCCTTGCCTTGTTTCACGGTTTGGAAGCTGGAAGAATGGATTATTCGCCCGTCAACCGTGATAACATAACCGATTGAACTTCTCAGGTTACCCGTGCGGTCTTTGTAAGAATTGGTTGAACGTGCCCGGTTCAAGACTGTCTCCCCGATATACATCAGGTTTCGGATAAGAACTTGTTTCAGTCTTTCAAGCTGCTGTTCCGTGTATCTGTCAATCTCCGACATCGGTGTTAGTTGTGTGATAGGCATATTCTTCTCAGTTATTTTTTGCGAAATCGGCGCATGTGGCGTTTACTTTTCTTATTGGTATGTTTGACCGGGTTAAAAAAGCAAAGCCGACATACAGCCGCAAATCGCTTTAGACCAAAATTCTTACTTCGCACACGGCTTCAAGCGGTTCAGCCTGAATTATTGAAAACGTGCCAATCTCTTTCCCTGACAGGTCTTTCAAGCGTAGCTGTTCCGAGGGAACGGGTTGTTCTTCAATCAGAATTTCATAGGAAGCCACAGTGAAGTGTTCTCCCTTGATAATTCCGAGTTGGTTGAACTTCTTCGCCTTGAACTGACAAGGAATAAGCTCGCCCCACGCCTCGGAGGAAGGTTTGATGGGATAGCCCGTTTCGGGGTCAATCCCGTTCGCTGTCTTTGTCTTGAATTCGATTGTTCCGTTTTGAATAATCATAGCCGAGAGCCTTTATATCCGTAAATAGGTTTGTTTGCGCTGCCGCCGTCATCATCAAAGTCTTTATACAAGGCTTTGGCGTGATTGCGGAATTGCGTCCGTTGCTCATCCGTGAAAGAGTAGTTCTGCCCACCCTGAGAAATGTCAGGAGCGAAAGACAGCCACAGAAGCAAGTCAGCTTTAGCGAGGTTGTAGGCTTTCCCTTTCAGAACCTCTGCTGTCGCTTCCATGTCAAGGTTAAGCCCCCGTTTGTCCGCTGTCTCAACAAGTGTTCGGAGCGGTATCGGGTAGGCGTTTATCCCTTTCAGGTTTTCAATCACTTTTGCCATAAGTCAAGACCGTTTTTAATCCCAATCTTGTGCGTCCGTTTTCACGTAGATGTTACGGTAAGCCGTATCAAATACAGGGATAGCGTCAGCCTGACCGATTGTAACCTCGCTCTTAGGCTCAATCGTACCGTACTTCTTCACGACTGTATGGGCACGCACGGCTCTCAGAATTGTTTCTTCATTTTCTTGAAGAATGTCATACTGCGTGGAACCGAGTATTTCACTTTCTGACAAAATCATACGGCTGTTCTCAAACGGGTTGCCGGAAGTCTGTGAACCGTCTGAAAATTCACGGGTGATGGTTTGGTCGATAACACGCAGTTGAATACCGTTCAGCCATGCTTGTTTTGCGAGCATGGTATTTACAGCAGCCAAGTCAGGTGTTTGAGAGATACCGAGGGCGTTGGCGGCGAAAGAAGCGCACTGTTTAATGATTTGTTCCGCAGAACAGATTTTGTACAGTTCATCCAAATTGATGAAAGCGTACTTCAAGTTCAGGTTATGATCCTTACCCAACTTCACGAATTTAGCAAGGTCGCCGATAATGTCAGCAGTTGACTTACTGTTCCAATCAACGGATGATTTGGTTTTCATCTCATCATCCACGTCATAGTCAAGGTCAAATTCATTGGCGTAGGTTGCGTTCGTGGTGGTCGTGAATTTAAGCACACCAGCGTTTGATGCAAGTTTCCATGCAATGTATTCTTCCTCCGACTGAACGCCGTTGAAACAGAAGTCAACATCGTTTCCCCAATACTCAACCAACTTTGTTGCGTCTTCGTCCTGAGCAAACGCCAAGGCGGTCTGATAATCCTTAATTTCAGAACGTGAAAGTTCACGACTGATAGAGATAAACGGAATATCTCCACGTGCGCTCTCGAATATCGGGCGGCGTTTACGCATGATAGTTCCGTTATCTGTGTGCAGGTCGGCGGCGACATTCTTCTTTTCAAGCTGGTTCGTTAAGGTTTTCCAGTTGAAGCCGTTGACTTTCTTGACGGGGAAGTGTTTCCCGAAAAGGAAGCCCGAAGCGTCAGCCGAGTTCAGGCGGGCTTGAACCATTTGCTCGGTCAAACCCTGAATCATTGTATTTACAATAGTTCCCATAAATTGCTTACGATTAATAGTTTATGATACCTTTGAGGTGTTTCATCACGCATTCAGGAAGCGGGTTGCCCTTTGTCACGCCAATAAGCCAAGCGTCCGTGTCAAGGTTTGAGTTTTGCACGATGGGCTTGCCTGTTCCGACAAGTGAAAGCGGGGTGTATTTCAGTTTTGATGTTGTTGTTGCTGATTCCTCTGCCGCTTCAATGATAAATCCGCCTTTCTCAATCTTCACTCCAAGAGTGGTCTTGACCTTGATTGTGTCGTGGGTTTTCTCTGTGGTTGTGATAGATGTGATAGCGTAAGCCTTGCCACCTTCATCAGCCATGATGAAATCGCCAACTTTGAAATTGTGACCTTTGTTTACTTTGATGTCAGTTGCGGTATCTGTCGCTTCTGCCGACAGAACGGCAATCTTCACAACGTGGCAAATGCCGTTGTCGGGTGCGCTCAATACTGCGCCCTCGTTCAGAAAATCGCCGCCGAGTTCAGAAACCTTGACCGAAACGCCGCCGCGAATATCCGCTGTTTTGTGCATGAAGACACGAGGTGTGCGTGTGTCTTTCCTGCGTGTTACTGTCATTCCCATTTTTGAATGATTTTGGATGTTAAACATTAGAACGGCTGACCGTCGGCGGGCTTGTTGTCACGGTGTGATATAGCCTCCAATTGCTCTTTTGTCAGTTCGTTCCCTTGACTTGATGAACCGCCGTTCTGTGCGGCAGGTCTTCCGAAAACAGCCCCTTTTGCCCGTGTGTCATTGACAATGCCGTCCACTTCGGTAGTGATTTCGCCGACAAGCGTGTTGAACTGTTCATCGGTTAGACCGTCAACAGGTGTGCGCTCGTAAGCCTTACGTAGATTTTCAGGCAGTTTTTCAATGATTGTGGAAAGTTGTTGCTTGCGGGTTGCAGTTGTACGGTCTCCATCCATTTTGTTCAAACGCTCGGTTATCGTCTTGTTGCTTTCGATAAGAGCCTGTGCCCAAGCCGGAACTTGCTCGCCCCCTGCGGATTGTGTCTGAACGGCTTGCGTTCCTCCCTGCTGACCGCCCTGAGAACCGCCCCCGTTATCAACCTTTTGCCCGTCTTTCAGACCGTATTTGGTTTCATAGGTTTGTACGGCTGTTTGTTGGGCTTCTGTCGCACGGCTGTCGCCGTAGCTTTCAATGATTTCGATAAACTCTTTTGTTAC